ATGATCCGCGCAATCTCGGCAATGATGTGTGACTTTCCCGCCCCCGTGGCCGCTTCGATACAAGCCGGGGAAAGGCTCTTGCGCATCCACTCTACCGCCGCGTCAACTGCCGCTTGCTGGTAATCGCGAAGGCTCACTTGAGCCCCCAGAAGCTCGACGGTTTCCCCCGGAACGGCTCGAGGTCAGCCCCTGGGGCATAATGTGCAAGGGCCTTGGCGTAGGACACTGCCCCAGCGCGTTCGATCTTGGTCAGCTTGCGCCCGGCGTAGATCGCATCTTTCCCGCCCGCCTGCCGCACCATTTCCGCAAGCAATTCCGCCTTGCGCGCCGTGGCGTTCTCGATGGCTTCCGACAACTGGTCATATTCCGCCACGATCCTCGCGGCCTCAAGCGTGTCGATTTCCACCCGGCGCGGGGCCAGATGGTCAGCCGGGTCTTTCATCGCGTCCAGATATTCAGCGTAGAACTGCCGCAAGCGAGGCAGGTTTTCATCCCGCCAAGCCTGGTCCGGCAGGACACATTCCAGCATCGTCTGGCGCGGGGTCCATTGGTAGAAGTGCCAGAACTTCCGGCCCGTGACCCATAGCGAAAACTGCACTTGGGCGTAGTAATGGGGCTGTTCGGCAAGCGGGGCCAGCTCGCCTTCCTTGCGCTTGCCGAAGGGGCATTTGGCCTCTAGACCGCCGTCGTCATTGATGAGGCCGTCCGGGCTGCATCCGGCCCAATCCTCATCGGGGTGGACCATGAACCCCACGGGCTGCACCTTGTTCCCGGTTTCGAGGTAGTATTCGGCAATCGCGCCTTCCTCGTTGGCCTGTCCGTATTCGGTGGCGATGTTGCCGGTGAACTCGGGTTCCGCGCCGAGGGCATCCCGCACCATGCGGCGCAACACGGCGGCGCGCGTCATGTGCGGCGATAGTCCCAGGATTGCCCCGACATGTGATGCCGTCACCTTGCCGACGCGGGCTTGGTGCCATTCGTCGCTGCGTTGCTCCATGTCGCTCCCCGTGCTATGTTGGAAGTTGCCCGGCCCGCCGCCTGACTGCTCAGGTCCATTCGGCCCTATTCTTGACGGGATGGCCTTGACGGGCCGGGCGTCCCGTTTAGATGCGCCACTCAGGAGCAAACGGGATTTCGTCGTCGTCAATCGGGTTGCGGCTGTAGTTGCCGCCTGCCGATCCGCCACCGGCCAGAGGGTCAGCCCGGCGCGGTGCAGGCTTCGCTTCCCCGATCTTCAGTTCACGATCCTTCGGGGCCACGGCGCAAACCCAGTTGCCGCCACCACCGCCGGTGTTCGATTCCCAAACCATCAGCGTGATGACCATCGGCTTGTTGCACAGGGCCATGGCCAGGTCGTCGCTGGACGGCTTGTCATTCTTGGCCGAAAGCTTGCCGCCCGCGTTGGCGTCGATTGCCGCCAGCATCTTGCGCGCCTTGTCGGTCTTGGCGATGGCCTTGGCCATGTCCTTGGCGTTCGGATCGTGGTCAGTCACCCAAAGCTTTTGAAACACCTTGCGGTTCTTGAACACTTCCGGGGCAAGGACGGACCAGCGCAGAGACACGTATTGGTTGCCTTGCTGGTCCGCGTCCCATTTCGCCTCATCGACGATTGCCAGCACGGATGACCCCGCAGGGATCGGTTCCATGTTGCCGCCGGGGATTTCGTATTCCGTGCCGGTCTTGGCGGCGTTCCCGCCATCGCTGAGGTCCCAGAATCCGCCCATTATTCACCTTCCTTCTGTTGTGCCGCAGCCTTGGCCGCTTTTGTTGCGTTCATGCCCAGCGCCGGGATGACGGCGGCAAGCGGGTTTTCCCCGGCCTTGAACGGCAGGGGTTCGGTCAGCCCAAAGCGGTTCTTGCTGATGTTGGACGCGACCGCGTGGCAGACCAATTCCCGGTCGCCCGTGCTGATTGCTTTCTTGCGTTCCCCGTCCTCGCCCTTGGTATAGGTCACAAGTCGCAGAAACCCCACGAGGTCCACATCGTCCACATAGGGCGGCTGAGACTTGGTGGGCAGGCGCAGCGAATACCGCATGTAATCGTCGGCGTCCGGCAGGCGCATCGTTTCGATGTCGGCATGAGCGACAAAGACAACATGCATCCCGCGCTTTTCGTTTGCCAACCCCGCGCCTTTGCGGACGCGCTGGTGCATCGCCGCGACCGCAGCCGGCCCAGCGCCGTAGCCACCGAGGGCCTGATTGATCGACTTGGCCTTGGGGTCCTGTTCCAGAACTTCCGCAATGAACAAGCGTTCCAAAGAGGTCACGCTGTCGATCACCAGGGTCTGGTAATCGTGCGGCTCGTGGATGACCGCGCCAAGCTGTTCCCAAAGGGTCTTGGCATTGCTGATCAGCGGGAAGGCATCCGGGCGCTTGTCGCTGGGGATTGCCTGCATCCCGTCCTCGGCGCGGATGAAGATCGGTTTCGGGAATGCAGCCGCAAGGCTGGTTTTGCCCATGCCGGCGTCCGCGCAAAGCGTAACGAGTATGGGTCTGTCAGCGGGTTTCCCCGCCGTTGCAATAAGGCTCATGTTCGGCTCCTTGGCCATGTGCGGCCGGTTCGCACTCTCCAACCCGGCCTGTTGACTATCCGGGAAAGACAGGGCACTGTCAAGGCCCTAATAGGCCCTCAATTTGAAGGACACTGGAGAGCATCATGGCACGAAAGAATGTGATCAAGGTCCGGCTTGATGACGCGGAAATGGCCCTTGTGGATGAGGCAGTCAAAGGGCTTGGAATCCCTTTGGCCACATGGTCGCGGGGCGCGCTGCTTTATGGTGTTCGCGCTCGCCTGTCGGTTTTGTCGAAGGAGGACGCTGATCGCATGGGGCTTGAAATTGATTTCTGATGACCCCGATTTTCCCCGCCCCATGCCTGATTACCGCGAGGAGCGCCGGGACGCGGCCACACAGGCGGGACTGCGGTATCTTGCGGCCTGTGCCACGGTAAGCCCGGAGGGCGCGTCCTGGGCGGCCTATGAGTGGCTGCATGTGGCAGGATCGGCTGGGATGCCACCTCTTGCGCTGGTGGACAGCGCCGCGCGTGAGGAAGCCCGCTTTTGGGCCGAGACCGCCAGCCCTGCGGAATTGGAGTGCTACGCGCTGGCGGCTCTCGATCGGCTGCGTGGCGGGCCTTTTGCCGCCAGGCACATCAAGCGGATGGTGGCGGGCCTTTGGGGCCGCATGTCCCCGGCGGAACAGGAAGCATTCAAGGCATGGATCGCAAGGCAATGACACCGGATGATGGCGCTGCCACAAGCGCACGAGACGATTTCAGCGACTTCGACGCGGGCTATCGCTTTGGGCAATCAGGCCATGCTGACGATGATTTCAGCGCCTCTGACTTTGCCCCGCCGGAGCCGGAAGCTCCGACCACCGAGGGTCCGCTTGCCCCTCCGTTCCCCTTGGGCGGGGTTGATCTCCTTAGCCCTCCCGGCTTTGTCGGCGACGTTGCGGCATGGATTGACAGTCAATGCCGGTATCCCAGGCGGCGTCTGGCCGTTGCCAGCGCCATCGTGACCGTGGGCAATGCCGGGGGCCTGCGCCACGAGGATGAGGTTGACGACGTAACCGCGAACATGCTGGCCTTTTGCGTTGCGGCGAGCGCCACGGGCAAGGAGGCGGTGCAGCAGGCCATGGCGGAGTTACACCGTGCGGCTGGCATTCATTACGCCTTGCAGGGCGGGATCAAGTCGGAACAGGAGATCATGCGGAACCTGATCGAGCATCAGGCGGCATATTACATTGTGGACGAGATCGGCATCTTTCTGGGCAAGGTGCGCAATGCGCAGCGGCGCGGCGGCGCGGCCTATCTAGAGGGGGTTTTCGGGGCGATCATGTCGGCTTACAGCAAGGCCGGTTCGCGTTTAATCCTTGGCGGGGACACGAAGCGGGAACTTGCGAAGGTGTATGGCAGCGCGCTTGCGAAGGCGCAGGATGACGGGGCCGACCAGGACCATATCGCGCGGCTGTCCCGGATGCAGGCGATGGTGGATGACGGTCTGGAGCGGCCTTTCCTGTCGCTAGTGGGTTACACGACGCCTGGCACGTTTGACGGGATCATGGATGGCGAGGCGGCAACGCAGGGCTTTGTGGGGCGGTCGCTGATCATCACGGAGCCGGACTTCAACCCGAGGGCAAGGGCGGGTTTCCGCAAGCGGCCTTTGCCGATGCATCTTGCCATGCGGCTTGCGCAGTTGTTCAGCGGCGGTCAGGTGGACATGGGGCAGGGCCGGGTGCGGATCGAGTATGCGGGCGCGCGGGAGGTTGTGCGGACGGATGATGATGCACGGGCTATGCTGGTGCAGGTGTCGGACTGGCTGCATGCCTATGCCGATGAAATGGAGCAGCACACGGGGGAGGCAAGTGTCGCCTTGATCCGGCGCAGCTATGAGATGATCGCCAAGGTCAGCTTCATCCTGGCGTTGCCCACGGGGCTGCGAACCGCCGAACATGTGCGCTGGGCCTTCGCCTATGTGCGCGCCGAACTGGACGCGAAGATCAAGCTGGTCTTTGCGAATGACAACGCCAAGAACCGGCCGGACGAGGCGATGGCGGCGCGGATTTTGAACGCGATCGATCCGGACAAAGGGTCATCCGCCAAGGTTCTGGCGAACAGGATGAAGGTCAAGCTTGACGTGATCGAGGGGCTTTTGGGCCGGATGGAGGTTGCCGGGCAAGTCCGGCGCGTTTCAACCGGAAGGACGTATAAGGGTCAGCCGGTCAACGTATGGTTACTTTCCGAGGCATGATCCGGCAATGTTAGAGCCAAAGTTATGAGCGTTTCTAACATTGCAAGTCTTTGAAATTGCTAGCAAAAATGGCAATTTTACGAAAGTAGAGCCGCTCTATACAGATACACTCTATCTGTAATGAGTAGAATCCCCCTATAGGGGGGGGCCGACACGCCATTACAGAGAGAGATATAGTATATAGTATATAGATAACTCTTAAAATATCTTAAAAAGCCTTTGGCCTCAAGGGCTTGCAATGTTAGAGCCTACTCTATCTTTCTCATAGGTTTCTTAAAATTTGCCAGCGCACGAAATGTCAGCATCTTGTCAGTTGACAGGATCGTTTCAACATTACATGGTCAAAACATCAAACCTCGGGGGCAGACAGCCATGAAGCTTGATCTGAACGAAATGAAGATCGACATCTGGAAAGAACCGGGACGATGGGGCGAGCGCATCACCATCAGCCAGGCATTGAGACAGTTGCTCCACAGCTTGGACGTGAACCAGTCGGTGCAAATCGAACACGCCTGCGACATGAACGGAAATCCGGTAAGCCTCAAGAATGTTCAGGCAAGGGCATACCAGAAATTCGACATGAAGCTGTTCTCATCGTCGCTCCCAAACGGCGGCCCGCTGACCATTACAAGGATTGCATGATCAATGGCCAGCTACCTCACCGTCCAGACCCCACGCATCCTCGGCCCTAAGCCAGAACCCAAGCCCTTGGCCCCGCCGCCCCTCACACAAGACGCCGCGCGCATCCGATCCGCCATGAGCCGCGCGTGGGGCATCACCCAGGAATACAATTCACCCGAGCAGGCCAAGACCAACCGCGCCGAGTGGATCGCCGCAATAGCGCCCCACATGCCCGTCACGCGCGCCCAGGCAGCCGCCATATGGGGCATGACCATTAACGGCGCATCAGACCGCCTGCGCATCTTGGGGAAGGCGGGGATGATCAAAACCATCGCGGGCCGTCCGAAGCGTTGGGTGATGGCATGATCGCCGCGCTCTACGTCAAGACAGGCGGAAGCTACTTCGGCATCGAAGGCGTAGACCCATGGGACGAGGCCAGAGACGCGCGCCAGTATGCCGGACCACATCCTGTAGTTTGTCATCCGCCTTGCCAGCGATGGGGGCGCTTCTGGGCGGGGCAGCCTCTGCACATCGCCAAGACCGGAGAACGCAAGATCAAGGGCGATGATGGCGGATGCTTCGCCCATGCGCTTTGGGCCGTGCGGACCTTCGGCGGCGTCCTGGAGCACCCAGAAGGCAGTCACGCATGGGAGCACTTCGGGCTGCAAAAGCCGCCGCGCAATGGCGGATGGATCATCGCAGACGATTACGGCTGGACCTGTTGCGTAGAGCAGGGCCGCTATGGCCACTACGCCCGCAAGCCGACATGGCTCTACGCGGTCGGCTGCAAATTGCCAGAACTGGACTGGGGCAGGTCAGAGCCTGCCTTCCCGCAATGGGCAATCGACCGATACGGGCTGGCCTACTGCAAGCGCGCCGGGGAACTCGCGTTCAAAGGCGGGGGGAAAGACAATGCCCACAGGATCGGAACGCCAGAACCTTTCCGGGATATCCTGATCGCCATGGCAAGGTCAGCAGAATGACAAACCCAATCCCAGTCACCGTGCGCGGCCAAGCTGCCGCAATCAAGCGACCACGCGGCAGATCACGGAAGCCCATGCTTGACCCAAACACACATCACGGCTAAATTGCCCCACATGGCAAAAACCGGCAGACCATCCAAGTATGACCCGCGCTTCTGTGAAGAAGTCGAGGGCTTGATGCGTCAAGGGTTCAGCAAGACCGCTGCCGCTGGCGCTATCGGCGTGGACCGCGACACCCTGCTAAATTGGGCCAAGGAACACCCAGCGTTTTTCGGCGCGGTAAAAAGGGGCGAGGCCGCGCGAACCCACAAACTGGAAACGGACCTGCTCCGTGCGCCGGATGCCCCTACTGTCACAAGCCGCATTTTCGCCTTGAAGAACGCCGCCCCCGAGGAATGGCGCGACCGACAGCAGCACGATCACACCTCATCCGATGGCACCATGTCGCCAAAGCCTGCCCTCGACGTGGCCAAGCTTTCCCCAGCCGCCCGCGCTGAAATCCTCGCGGCATACGATGCTGACGCCGGAAACGATTAAGGAAATCGAGCGCGTCCATTGCGCCGAAAGCCTGGCCGAGTTCACAAAGCGCGCGTGGAAACACATCATCCCCGACAAGCTGCAATGGAACTGGCACCTCGACGCTATCGCCATGCACCTTGAAGCCGTGGCACGCGGCGAGCTGACCCGACTTCTAATCAACATTCCCCCTGGCACATCCAAATCAACCATGGTCGGCGTGATGTATCCGGCTTGGCTCTGGGGGCCGTTTGGTCAGCCGGGACATCGCTACATCGGGGCGGCGCATGAGCAGGGGCTTGCCGTCCGCGATAACCGCATGATGCGCGCGCTTGTCACTTCGGAGTGGTATCAATCCCTATGGCCGA